GGGTAAGATCAACAACCGTATTTAAACATTCTGAGATTTCTGCACTGTGAATCTCCCCTTTCTTTTTCTTGGGAAACTTGACGATATTATCACTCATGCGTCAGCACTCCATTTCTTTCCATTCCATACTTCCAACACATCCTTTTCTGTATTGAATCCCACTGTTCCTGTGATCGGATTTTCTGGTCTTTCTGCCGTGATCCAGCAAGGCACCGCCATGACCTTCGTAAATTGCAGAGCATTTTGCGACATGAGCAGGGGACTATTATTGCCTGCTCCATCCTGAACGGGAACGAGCGTGTCTTGAGGCAATCCCTGACCTCCATGGGTCACCGTCAGTAAATCTCGGTAGGTGGCATAAGGTGTTTGTCCGGTCAGATTGGTCATGGTTCAGTCTCCTGGCTTTGTAAAATTGATTTTTCGGAGTAGGACCTCGCGCTCTTTCACGGGCAAGGCTTGTTCTGCCTGGGTCGGCGCTCCCCATCCTGTAACCGTCTCATAAAGTTGAGGGGAGGGACTTTCTTCCTGTTCTTCCCACCAGAAGCTCTGAAACTCCCACGGAACATCTGCGATCTCATTCCAGAAAGTTTCTTCCATGAGAGGGGGGCGTGGAAAAGGAATGGGAACAGGATCAGGCCCAAGAACAGGAGACCTTGATTGTTCATTGGGAACATCAAGGAAAGGTTTTCCGACCCATAGTCCTGTCCACACCAGAGAATCGCCTGCCCATTGCATTTGTTTAACGAGATCTTTTCGGTTAAATAAAAAACCAGACCGATCACAAATCCCGAACGCTTCGGGATGTCGAGGATTCACCGTGGCATATTTTGACACACGCCTTACCATGTATAACCTCCTCGCCATGACACGCCAATTCGGAGAGGCTGTTTTTGCGTATCATTGTCTTTCGCTTTTGCATAAACGCTTTGATAGATCTCCCCCATCATCTGTACTTTTTGAGGAGCGTACTTCACGGCGAGTTTAGCGGCCAATCCTGCCACCAGAGGCTCGTAAAATCGTGAGGGGACGTCGACCTGGTTGAGCAAATCGCCGGCATCTTCCATCATGACCGTGCAAGTAAAGAACAGAGATTTATAAAATACCGTGGGGTTCGGCCAGACAGACAACACAGGATGAATGGTTCGATCCCAATAAAAGCAGGTAGGCTGTCCCTGTTGATTCTTGTTGGGCAAGGCCATCCATTCGGATCTGGAGAGGGAGGTCATCACCGTGTCTTGAACCACATTCTCAAAATAAAGTTCCTGAATATTGAGAATATCCCCTCCTGTTTCCTGAATGAGGCACTCTGTGCTTTTTTGAGGGGCAGGAATGACAAACCAGAGAAGCTTTCCCTGAGGGAATTCTTGACTTGGAATTGTCAAAACAGTTTTAAAGTTTTCTCCGTCCTTGATTTGAAAGCTCAACTGATAGATTTTTGTTTCCTGAGAAATAATGCCCACCATTTGAACAAGAGCAGGAACTTGACGCCACATCATCCCCAGATATCCATTTTCTTGTGTTTGTTGACAAGAAGTATGAGGATTATTGTCAAAAGCATTCGCCGCGATCCCCGAAGACGCCACAGGAATTCCCCGTAAAATCCGGGATGTTTGCCTCAAATTCATTTCCAGAATCTCGGAAACAGTTTGAGGAAGCTCATAGGTTGTTTGTCCTTCCGTCAATCCCCTCATGCGCTGCTGAATTGTCCAAAGGGGCAAGCCGTCATTGATCCATTCTGTGAGCATAAAATTAAGACTTCGGGTGGCGGCCTGAATCTGTTGAGCCGTCAGATTATCGCCGAGAATCCCCACACGCTCATAAGCTTCCTCAATAAAAGTATTGAGGGGTGTTTCCTGAAACGTATACGAGCGGGATGTGGTCATCTCAATTCACTCCCTGCTGAAGAAGCGTCACTTCCAAAGCTTTAAGCGCATCGCCGGTGAGTTGTGAGACCAACAAAGCTTCCGCATCTGATTGAATTTCCGCTACGACTCCGACACTGTCGTCCGCTCGTGGACTTTTTCTGTCAGACACCAACAAGGAGGTGAATGTGGTGATATTTCTTGGCATAGGGCTTCTCCTTAAACAGGCAGGTTGCCACTGCCATAAATGGCGCGGAAGTCGGTACAGCCAAAAGAATATCTTTCTATGGCTTTCACCATGAGGTTTCCTGTTGCAAAATCGTTGTACATATCGCTTTCATAGGCTTTACGCTGAAAATGCTTCAACCCATCCTGACAATCGGTCAGCACAAACCACGCATCGGGATTGGTCAAAAACTGATTCACCCGATACCCATCAGGAAGAACGCCCATAGTAAAGATCGGGTTGACGGCATTATTTCCCGTGTCGGGGCTATAGGCAGACTTTAAAAGCTTTTCGGCCACAAACTGAAGTTGGGGAGGAACAATCATTTTACGAGGTTTGGTCATGCGAATAAGTCCTGACTGATCTCTGAACTGTTGAATGGTAATAATGGCTTGTTCTAAAGAGGCCTCATTCAAGTCTGCGGGAATCGCGGCTGTATTGGCAACAACACCCCCATCAATGGGATGCTGCGTACTGAACAGTGTGACATTGTCTCCCTGAAGAAACTCAGGATCCCAGGCGTTGTTCAACACATCTGCGCCAATCACTTCTTTGGTTTGCTCCAAAGAGGATTTCAGAGCGCGCGCTTGTCTTGGGAATTGAGATTCATACTGGTTATCATCAATCGTGTTTTGGGTAATTTGATAGCCAAGACCAATATCTTTATGCCAATATTTGAACTCATATCTTTGTCCCATGGTATCAAAGGCCACAGGGGCTCCTTCTGCCCGAATCTGAGCCAGTCCCAAAAACTTCATTTCCTGATCTTGCTCATACGCCATGGTGGATTCATAAGTGGTAAAGATTTCTTTCCACTGAGGCGGATACGTGGGGCCTTCTCCGAAGACAGTCCGCAGACCGGGTCTTAAAAGATTGGCAATAGCAGCGGTATTAATCATTTTCTCATTTCTCCTTCTAATACTCTTCGTCTTTCAAAAACTGGATGCGTCTGACTTCATGACTCGACCTGCTCACGTACTTTATGTACGCTCCGCGGGCTCTCGCACGCGTCATCCTGTCCATTTTTCGAAATCCTTTGAGTCTTGTTTATGCACTTGGTTTCACAATTTTTTGATTCCATCCCACGATGACATTACAAAAAGGTTTTCCGGGTCTGTTTTGGGGATGGGGAACAAAGCCCAGGATGACCAGAGGTAGTCCCACAGGATTGTCCTTAATACTGGAAGCATCCAGATAAACGCCCGACTGACCGGTGGCGGTGTTGCCTGTTCCTGGATTAACAGGCTGTAAGGGTTTAAACTTATTTCCTCCGCTTTTAAGCGCCCAAGTGGCGTATTGTCCGATCTGAGCAGGCTTGACAGTTGCTGTTGCCGCTTCTGCATCTGCAGAAGTGGAGACTTGAATATTCCATGTGGCATTGGGATCGGTGATGACCCATCCACTGGCGCCCACGGCGGCGTTTTTAGTCACCGTATTGGCCTGCCAATAAGCAGATTTGGAAAGTCCCAAAACATTCGGATCAACGGCATTCCACTCACATCCTTGAAAGATCCCCAAAGGCATGGTGGAAAGGGTTGTTGCCGCTGTGCCATCAGTCACTGGCACAAGAGTACCATTCGTGAGAACGACTGGATCTCCTGTAAAGATACTGGTGTTGTATCCTGACGGGATACGATACATAAACATCTGTCCTGTAAAGGTGGCGGATGTTTGGGTATTTTGAGGTTGAAAGCCCTGAGGGGCATTGGTTCCGTAGCTCATACTGTTTGTTCTCCTTCTGGTTGTTCATTCATCGTTGTTGCTTCTTCTCTTGTTGAGATTGATCTTCTTTCTTCCTGTTTCATTGTGTTGCTTCCGATCTCGATCCCACGCTAAAATCCAACTCTCCTCGATTATTGATGAGGATATTCTGTCCCACAGAAACAGACCGTGCATCAGGAAGGATGACGCTCAAGCTGTCCTCTTCTGTCGTCAAATCCATCATTCCTGCCGTCACTTTGGGATTGTTCCCAAACGTGGATGGCCATGACAGCACCAAGTCTTCCCCAAAAGAATAGGCGACATAGCTCATGTTGGAAGGCTGAATCAAACCGCCGGAAAGAGAGTTTGTATAAGAAACCATAGTATCCTTTATCCTCTTTGCGTGCCGAAGAAGGCTTTGTTTTCAAAAACACGACGCTCCTGGGTTCCGATGACACCGGCTTGCCAGTTGATTCTCGTTTTGTTGATCTCGTTAATAGATTTGAGGGTTTTATTTTCAATGAGTCCCAATTCTTTGGGACGTTCACAGAGAATAAGACCCTGCACCCGAATAATGTCTTCTTTATGCGCTGCTCCACTCCAGGTGCAATCGGATAAGAAATTGGGATGACGGGAAGCCGGCACCGGTGTCCATCCTTTGCGCGTCATCACGGTGACACGGGCCATATCGGGCGTGCCGTGAAACTCTTCGCGAATCCACCGATAATCCATGTCTTGAGGGATTTCGTCGGACGGAAAATAAAGTCGGTCAGGATAAAGATTTTGCAAAAACTGACGACTTTGGTTGATCCGCTCTTCTTCTTCCCGAGAAGAGCGTACCGGTCTGCCGTCAGCGGACGTTTCTCTTGAAACCGTTCTGTCCTGGAAGGTTTCTTCGTGTGTTTCTTTTGTCTGTAATGTCTCGCTGTCAAAAGACATTCCTAAAGCAAGAGGCGTCTCATTGAGAGCGGGATTGGAAAGGTTGGTCTGATTCATAGAATTCTCCTGTTTGTGGTGATGATGATTTTGTGAGCGGTTTTTCTTAGGCATAGCGCTCTCCTGCGGCGAGACGTTCAGCGTATTCTTGTTGGCAGATTTCTCGATTCTTGAGGTAATCGTCTTCTTTAATGTTCATAATTTTACAGATGCGTTTTTCTGCATCAGAAAGAGGCTTCACGATGGGTTTGGCATCTTCCGTTTTTGAGGGGGATGAATTTCCAGAAGACGTCCCATTTGAGGATGTCCCTCGAGAGGGTGTTCCTTGAGAAGGTGTTCCGAAGCGTGCGGTCATATAGTCCTCGATTTTCTTGAAGTAGGAGGGAGAGCAGATTTCATG